GCATTTATTGCTAATGTTAATAATCCAAATGTAACCGCTGCTGCTGCTAAACCAACCAGAATAGGCTCAACTATTGCCCAGTTATCTATTAACAATCCTATTATATCGATGAACCCTGTTATTGCATCAGTTACAAGCTTTATAGCCTCTACAATTATATTAAATGCAGTTTCAAAAATATTACCAGTTTCAGGAATATTGGGTTCAATCCATCCCCATAATTCCATCAATGCAGGTAATAGCAATTCTGTAAATTCCATACTTATTATTTCTACCAGTTCTCCGACTTTCCCGAATACAGTTTTCATAATACCTTGTATTAATGGCATTTTTGTCATAACCCAATCGAGAAAAGTTTGTACAATAGGCATAACCTCAGCGCCAATAGTAGCAAAAGCAGCGCTTACGGATCTTTTAATTTGATCCATAGAATCAGTAAACACAACACCAGCATCAATAGCGTCGTCACCAAGTACAAGCCCCAATTCGTTAGCCTTGTCTCTCATTTCCTCTACACTTCCAGCTGCACCGTTAATTAATGGTGCAAGTTCAGAAGCTGACCGACCTAGTAAATCATTTGCAAGTGCAGATTTATGAGCGCCCTCAGGCATGTTTTGAAGTGCAATAATAGTTTTATCAAATGTTTCTTCTGGACTTAATTTTTTCAACTCTCCTGTTGATATTCCTAATTCTTTAAATGCTCCAGTAGCTTTTTTATTTCCGGTTACTGCATCATCCATAACACCAGTAAACTTTTTAAATCCACTTTGCAAAACTTCGACAGATGATCCAGATTGAGACATGATAAAATCCCATTCTTGGAATCCCTTTCTGCTAAGTCCTATTTTTTGGCTCATTTTATCAATTCTGTCTGTTACCTCAGCTGTATTTGTAGCCAATCCAAATATAGCAGTACCGGCAGCAACTGCCATTCCAGCTAAAGCAGCGCCAGCTAAAACGGCAGCACCACCAACTTTCCCAAGTGTTCCTCCTAAGCTAAAAGCTTTTTTATCAGTGCTTTCTATTTTGCTGTCAGCTCCTGTACTGTCTACTAGTATGCTCCCAAACAACTTAAACAGTTCCATTATTTTTCACCGCCCTTAACAAGTGCCTGAATCTCTTCTTTACTTAATTTTTTTGGATTTACACCAGGATGAATTCTTTGATGTACTTTTCTAACACTTTCAGAATTTTTTACAACTTCTTCTTCAGAAAGATTATTGACAGGTTTATTACTCTTTTTTATGAAATCTTCAAAAGAAATAAAGTTGCTTTTGTCCATGTGTTGGTACTTAGCAAGCCATATTTCCCAGTTTTTACGCTCTTCTCGTTTTTTAAAAGCTTTATTTATTAATTTCAATCCGTCAATTATATCCATATTCATTATGTAATCTATATTGCTATATCTGCTTAAAAGTAGGTCTATTATTTCTGTTTCATTATAGTACCTACTGTTTTGAAAAAATTTAGTAAGCCTGGTATTTTCTTGAATTCAGATATAAATTCAAAAGTATCTTCGATAGGCATTTTGTTGAATTCTTCGCCTGTAATTGCAGCCAAATTACCTAGGAAATCACATACATCTTTTTCAGCCAGGTGAATATTTTCGATGAACGCAAACAACAATTCGTATCCTACTTCTTCTTGTGTTTTTGTCTTAATTATTTCTTTTCCTGTTTCGTCCTTGATAGTATATGTTATTTGCGGTCTTAGTCTCATTTTGCCGATAATTTTAAGCAGCCTAAATACATCTGCTGTTATTAATCCTCTTAACTCAAACTTGCTTTCTAAAGCTACTTCTTTATTTTCCATGATTATTTTCCTTTCAAAATAATAAAAACCAGCCCTAAATCATAGGACTGGTTTTATTCAATTATGCTGCTAATCTGTTTAACCAAACTGTATAAGTTATGTTTGTCTTTTCATCTTCCTTATTCACAATCGTAATTTCATTGATTCCAACACTGAGTGCTATCGCAGCACTAGTTCCAGCGCTTGCAACAACTATTCCTTCGACTGTAATTTCGTCTGCGCTTGCGTTTGTAGGGGTAACTGTTACAGACGATACACCATTTGCTACACTAGCACCATATGTGTACACAGACGCGCTAAAAGCTGGATTTAAATCAGCTGTAGTAACTGTTAATGCGCTCATGTCTGTACATGCTGTTTCTGACTCTGCTATTGTATACAGCGCAGTTGTTGCCGTGGTAGGATCTCTATGACCAGCAAAAGCGATTTCTATTATTGCCTCGTCTTTATCGTTAAAATCCATGCTCAAACCGTTGTCTCCCATTGCATTTGTAAGAGTTATAATCTTGTTTTTACCTTCCATATCTGTTCCAATCCAGGTCACATTTGTAAAGTATTCCGTTGATGCAATTGTGCCTGTCAATGTTCCTGTTACCGTGACAGAAGATAAAACCGAACCAGCAAGCGCCATTTTTAAATTAGCATATGAAATATCTTTAAATCGGCATGTCAATGTTGCATCTTCCTTTATTACTCGCCTTAATCCTTTTTCTTTTCCTAGAGCGCCATCCCTTTCTATAATTCTTATGTCCTGTTCTACCACGAACGAGTTACCGCCCATAGTTGGCGCTAGTATTCTCTCGCCTGCTTCGCCGTAATCTAGGTATAACGTCCCTGTGTCTAATAACATATTGTTAGTTTGTGTTTCTGTTGCTGTCATAACTGGCATTTGATAACCTCCTTATATTTGAGCTATATAACCAAGCTTTTTAAATCTTTTTTCCTGTTCTTTGATAATAAATTCTTCACCTTGTCTTGCTAATTTTTTGTCAAGTTTTTCAAAACTTATACCATCTTTTCGGTGATCTTCGATGAAAATTTCACCTTCATAAATAACCATTTGCATGTTAATAGTGTGAAAAATAGACCTATTGAGTTCATACAATAAGCCTTTTTGTAATTCTTCATTTGATACAATTAGATTGTTTTTTGCTTCTTCTTTCTTGATACTTACATCATCCATTAAAAACCTCCTAGACTATGCCGTACGTGCGACATTGATATGTGTAATACCTCCTGTTTACATCGTCAACCGTGTTTGAAATTCTACTCATTCTATACATTGTAAATGCCACTGAATTAGAAACCGTTACAGATGTTTTATGCAGCACTGCATCAATATTTTCAACAAGTGTTTCAAGTGCGGTTGTATCATCTGCGCTATCCCAACTTGTTACATCAAGTACAAAATTCTCTAAATCTCCACTGTCAACAGAATTTGGAAGGTCAAAAACAACGTAAGGAAGTGCAGCAGAACTCTGTGCTTTTTCAAAATACGATCTTGCATGCACTGTTTTTAATAGTGCTTCAATTTGTGTTCTTATATCAACTACTTTTGCCATTATTCCGCACCATCCCCGCTTATTGTTTCTCCTTCGTAAATTGCACCAGGGCTATCAATATTAGATAGATACCTCGACTCAATTTCTTGTATTTCTCTTAAACTTTCAAATACTGTGTCTCTTAATACCCCGAGTTTTTTCATTTTATTAGTGCCTAATTCCTGGTTTACTCCGTACCAGGTGTTATGCTTAAACCCAATCTGTAAGTCGGCTTCTCGCTTCCTAACCCAATATTGTGTCGACTTAAAAAGCCTTCTATTTTTCTTCATGCCTGGTAATTTTTTGAGTTTGAATATGATTTTTTTTCTAAGAACCTTTGCAACATCTCGAAGCGCTGCTCTGGATAATTCTTTCAAAGTGTACTTTATTGCATCAACATTGGAAATAAATGTAACACCGTTTTTATTGCTGTATCTAGTTACAGATTTTGGCATTCCCATTTTATCAGCCCCTTTGCTCTGTTGATGCTAAAACACAAATTAGATCAGTCTGTTCAAAGTTGGCAGAATATGTTCTTAAAATATTATATTCAATACTGCCATAAGATAATAATTTTTCGTTTTCATAGTCAATAGTCATAACCTCAAAAATTATTTCAGGATGCAAACTAACTGCTACTGCCTGATAAAATTCAGTCCTGGTTACACTTTTTTTGTTTGCATATACTTTTCTTTCAGATTTTGTTTTTATACTGTCGCCTATGTCATTTTCAGCATAGGTATATGATTTTAAAATTACTTCATCAGACCATCTCATACCTCACCGCCTAGCTTGTAGTCATAGTTATATCAATTGTTGCACTTGCAGATACATCTACATTGTAGTTATCGCCATCCGAATCCACATAATTAATGTAATCCTCATGCGATATTGCATATGTATAATTATTACCACCGTGCATATAAAACACTGCTGTACCTGCTGAATTTGTGTACTTTGTAACACCGTCAAACGTGATTTTCGCCTCGTCTATTACTACGGCAGAGGCATTAACGACAACAAATGTAATCATATAATATGCATAATCAGTAGATAATGACATGTGATTTTTCAACATATCATATGATTTTTGAAATCTTTCAGCGTCTGGATTATCTAGCCCATAATTTGTTTTGCAATATACTATAATAGCGCGTTTTATAAGTGCATCAGTATCAAGTATTTTTTCACCAAGAAGTCCACAAAGTTGCAGATCATCTTTACAAGCCAAAATTAAATCATTTATTTCATCGTCAAAACTAGTGCTTATAATCCTTAGTGCTCTTCTAACATCAATTAGCATGTTTATATCTGTATATACATCAAGAAATACGTCCTCTTCATACACGTTGCTGGAACTTGTTGTTGCTACAATCGTTATTGTGTATCTTGTACCGCTTGTACCAGCTTTGACAGTAACATAGCAAATAGGTGTAGTTATACTATTACTGTCAATTATAGTTGATGTTACGACCGTTCCATCCGTGTCGGTTGCAACTGCTGTCATGCTCGCGACTGTTTCACTCGTGGCTAGTAAATTTGTGAAATCCACAGAAATCGGTACTATTTCAGATACTTGTTTTTTAAATACATTCATCTTGTAACCTCAAATTTTATTTTTGAATTTGGTACAAAATCAGGTCTTGATTCTGCTGTAAATGCGGTTTTTTTTGCTCCTGCTAAAAACTCATAAATAGCATGATTTATTGTAGTTGTTGTGCTAACATCACAATCTATACCAACGGCGGTTGCAGTGCCGACTGTAGGTGTAACCGCTTGTGTTGTTGCGTTTACAGTACTACTAACTAGCCCTTCGCCCGTTGCGGTGCCGACTGTAGGTGTAACCGTCCTTGTGTTAGATGTTGCAGTACTACTAACTAGCCCTTTGCCCGTTGCAGTGCCGATTGTCGGTGTGACCACTTGTGTTGTTACATTTGCAGTACTACTAACTAGCCCAGTTGCGGTTGCAGTACCAATTGTAGATGTAATTAAAACATTTACACTAGTTGTACTTGCTAATCCAACCGCCGTTGCAGTGCCGATTGTAGGTGTAACCGTCCTTGTGTTCGATGTTGCGGTGCTACTAACTAATCCAATCGCATTTGCAGTACCGACTGTAGGTGTAACCGTCTCGTTGTCTCCTGCTGTATAAGTTATTGTCAAGCTTGGTGCCGATGATGGGTTATAATTATAAGTGCGAAAAGACCTATAATAACCATTTGTGCTTCCATTATCTCTATGTAGCAGCATCATAGCATTTCCCGATGACCAACTCGCCCTATTAACTATTTCTTGGATGACTGCTTTTATTTCCGGACTATCATATGAGCTACCACTTGTTGTATCAGATATTGTCCAGTCAACATTAGCTGTAGTTAATGTTTTTCCTTCCGCTAAAGCTGCAGTCGTTGGCGCAACCGCATCATCTGAATCGTTAAAATAAATTTTTGTGACAGGTGAAGAACCTGTTAAATTTACAATGGATATATATGTAATTTTTGCAGCGGAAATTGTTGCTCCCTGCGCTACTGCTACGGATGTAAACCTTGCAAATGCGTTACGTACTGTATCAAAACGCCTACCTATATCAACTTGAGATGCATTATTGTTAAAAGTTGATCCATACCAATACCCATCATCAGCACTAGCACCTACTTGATAAGTTGTAGGGTCAATAATTACAGGGTATATAGCAGTTTTAAGCCATTCTGTATTTGCTGAATAGGTTATTACATCATTATCATAAGTTAATGTAACCAATCCTTCATTACCGTTTGCGTCCGTCATAAATGGCGCAGCTAAGTAACCAACAATCCCATTATTGCCTGAAACTGTAATAAAATTATCTGTTAATTCAAAAGTACAACCATGTAACTTAACAGGAAAATCAAATGAAGCTTGTGCTGTATTGTCCTTCAAGTGTATGTTACATTTCACACCCATTAGACTTGATAAGTATTCTAAATCTACACTATTCCATGCATCTTCAAAATAACATTTACTACCCTCAACAGTATTAGAAGTATCTGGTAGGGTGTAGTCAATAAACACATTTTTAGCAAAACCATATCTTAATTTATCAGCATAAAATCTTAAATTATGTTTTGCTTTTTTTACTTTATACCCGAAACCTTCTTCATACTCAAAATCGGTTTCTATATCCTCATACTTATTATTTTTGAGATAGTGAATATTATTTACATTTATTACAGTTTTATATTCTCCATTATCTTGCAAATATGTTTTACTATTTTTATTTCTTCTCTCACTTATTTCATGCAAGGGTACTCACCCCTTTTAAGCGTAGTTTGTAACAGTAGTTTTTATAATACCATCAGCACTAAACGTAATTGTAAGCGTTCCGGCATCTGTAACGGTTTTGTTTGCTCCAAAATCTATAAAACAAATTAGCGGATCGCCTACTCCTGTATCGCTGTATATTACTGCATACCTTGCAACTCTAGTTGCTGTAAACGTCCAAATAACATCTGCTGCGTCAATTTTAATTATATTCGTACCGTCCACATAAGCCAATGTTTTTGACGCCATTGTTTCCCCGCCTGTCGTGTACCCGTCACCTGTCGCAAGTTCTGTCAAGCCGTGATTTGCGTATAGTGCATCGTCTTGATCTGGAGCTGCTGCATCGGTGAATAATGCTATTTTAATGTCGTCATTTGTAAAGTCTATGAGCTTGTTAAAAGCCGATACGAACGCGCTTCCGTACCAAAATACTGCTTCTGCCATTTATTTTCAACTCCTTTTTTTATGATGCTGGATAAATTAATTTAAACCACGCTGAACCGTCCCATTTCCACGCAAATCCTGTATCACTTTCGACAAAAACTGAACCAGCTTTTGTAGCTGTTAGTCCTGCTCTTTCTGCTGCCGTCCCTACCCATTCTTGTATTGTTGTAACCAGTATTGCTGCCACTTGCTCACCTCCTAAACTAAATAACCATGTACACCCATTAAAATGCTAATTGTAGATTCTGTATTATCATCGTTCAAACACCTTCCCCACAATTTAGATCCTACATTCATCCTGCCACCATTAAAATCTAAACTTACAGTATTTGTTTTTTTAGTTTCAAAGTTAATCATTGCTGTACTGTAAAATCCTGCTGCAACTGCGTCTGCCATATTTGCATAAGTATGATTAGACCCATCCCAAACAGAATTTGCAAATTGAAACTTCCATAAAATCTGATCTTTGCTCGTAGTAACTACAAGTAATTTATGTGGATGTATTTTTGTAGGTGTAAATGGATATGCATAAACCTCTACACCGCTAAATATTTCCTTTACAACACCATACGTGTTTATTGTGCTATTACTTACTATAATCCACGGTGTTATGCTTCCTAAAAGCCCCGGGCTATCGCCAGCTGTGCTTCCTAGCCATCTTGAACCTGTAGCACCGTGCAACTTTATTTCTTCTGTATCTGTTTTTATATCGTCTGATTGTTCGGATAATGTTTTTAGATTATCGCTATCCGTCCCTCTTATGCCGCTTTCTGACTCTTCTATTGCTTCTTCTGTGTTATTTCTAGCTGTCACTTTGTCACCACCTAAAAAGAGGGTTTTTACACCCTCACATTGTTATACTGCTATGTAACCACCGTCAACATTAGCGTAAAATACAATAATTGCTTTCAACGCAACCGCGGTTGCTCCTGTGCCCTGTAAATCTACCGTAACCGTTCCTGTGGCTGGTATTACAGCTTGTCCGTCATACGAAACCTGTTCGTCTGCTGCATTAATCGAAGCTGTAACCGCTGTAGCTGCGCTTATAAATTCAATCGCGCCTGCTGCGCCACCCTTAATTGCTGCACTTGTCAAATCTGCTGTTGTTATTCCATCCGCTGTCAATATGACTTTTTCGATTGTACATGCTTGTGCTGTAATCGTTCCGAGGGTTACACTTCCGACATTTGCAGCGCCTGTTATAGCCACTGTCAATACTTGTCTGCGCCCTGCTTCACGTTTTACCGCTGCCGTGTTAGCTGTTACGCCTACAACGACATCTGAAACGTCTGCAACCTTGTCTGCAATAGCTTCTAGGCTATCCGTTGCTTTATCAAAATTATTTCCTCCTGCTGCTTTTGAAAGAAAATCATTCAAACTTCCGGCTGTTGGACTTGCTGGAACTATTGTGTTTAATGCACCGTCAACCTCTGTGTTCACCTCTGCTGTACTTACATTATTTAAAGCTGTAATTTGATTTGGAATTGTTGTCCCTGTATCGACAAGAATTGCTGCTATTTCTGTGTCTAGGTAGTTTGCAATGGTTGTCAACCTGTCTTTCAAACCTTCTAACCTCTCCATTGCTGAGCCATCTTCATTATTTGTTACAGCTGAACTGTCAAAACCAGTTCTTATCATATCGTCAAGGCTACTGTTTGTATCATCAACAAGCCCTAACATTGCTTCAAGACTTTTGAAGTTTGTTCTGGATGATGGATCACCGATGTCGGCTTGAATTGCAGCTGTCTTAATTACCTCAGCTGGGATTTTGTCAGTTTCAGTTTTTACATCTGCAATTTTATCTGTCTCAGTTTTTATGTCTGCAATCTCAGTACTGGAAAGTCCTTGAATATATTCCAATCTTTCAAGGATGCTTCCATCTGCATTTGCAACAACATTAGTAGATGCATAAGTATTGTTAGCATCATCTCTACCAATTGCTACCTGTGTTTCATGCAAAATCATTATGTAATCGCCAGAGGCAACTGCCACTGAAAACGCATCTGTTGTAAATGTTCCCGTGGCTGTTACATAGTTTGTAATGTTTCTAACTTCTGGCTCAGGAGCTGCTCCACTTGCACGCAATACCTGCACATACCAATTATCGTTGAAAAAATCTTCACCATATCCAAGCAATCCCGCGCACTTCACATTTGTCGTTGAAGGTGCAGCCGTGTCAACTGTACCGTTTAGTATTACTTGACCGCTTGTTAATGCAGCAACAACACCCTGAATATATTCTATTCTCTCAATCATACTTCCGTCTGCGTTCGCTGCTACGTTTGTCGATGCAAAAAGATTGTTTGCATTGTCAAAACCTAATATATTTGCTAAATTATCTCTAAAACTTAAAGGCATAATTAATCCCCCTTCTATTTACTTTTTGAAATTATATTATCTGTGTTCTGGTTTCGTCACCCTGATAACATAATCCAGTCAGAATACAAATTGCTGAAACATAAGTTGTATTATCAAGTGCAGCTAGTTTAAGCTGGATATGGTTGAATCCTTCCGATAAATCTTCTGAATCAACTTCAATTACATAGATTGTGTTATCTGTTGCTGCAATTACGCTGCCTGTATTTGCTACTGCTGCCAATGCTCCGAGCGTATCTCCACTGTCTGCTTCTTCTTTTGCTAGTCTATAAGCTATTGCAGCGGGGTTGCTTGGTGTAAAATCATCGCCCTCAGCAACCGTAAATGACGCTGCACCAGCTTGCGCACCAACTGTAAGTATGATTGTAGCGTGTGAAGCGTCTTTCATACTTACTACATCACTATTTATAGTCGCTCCTGCACTGCCCTGTGGCTTAATCATCGATACTATATGGGCTTCCTGACTTAAAACTTTTCTTGACATATTGAACCTCCAAAAATTTAGAATAAAAAAAGAGGTTATTAGCCTCTTCTTTTTATATGTGTTATTTAATTACTTCTTAACCTCTATCGTTCAGTGTTACAAAAGGACTTAATGTGTTGTCAGTGCCTTTGATTGGGGTTAAAACTGTCTTCCACATTGGTTTACCGTTTACTCTCATCGAAAATTTGAAAGTCATTTCATCAGTTAAAAACTTTACATGAATTGAACTCGAAGTGTTCAAACCACCTTTTCTTACTAGTGCATACTGTGAAAAATCAGCAAGCATTAAATCACCTTTTGTTCCCAATGTTTCAGCGTGCTCAACAGGAATTAAAGGTTTTCCAAGCAATGTTGCATAAGGACTACCAGAAATTCCATTTGGTGGCATAAACAAAGGCACACCGCCAGTTCCAGCGTTCAAGGTCATGGAAAGTAACTGAGGTTCAATGTCCTGGTTATGATACCATTTAGCAATTCCCCTACTACGTCCCCAGCATCTTGACCACATCTTGATTACATTTTCAAACAATACTGTTTTCGCTGCCTGTCCTGTTTCTTTTGTAATAGAAACTGTTCCAGGATCACCAATTACACCTTTACACTGTACTCCTCCACCACCTGCAAATATTTCGGATTCAAGTTTGAAGTTGAATTCCTCAGGCATCATTGACATTATTAAACTTTCAAGTGCAGGTGCATCATTCAAAAGTCTTTCTGTAACATAGCAAAGTGCTTTCAAATCCGTTACTCTACACTCCCACATTCCAAGTTTTGTTTTGCTTGATGTTGGTGTCTCAACTTCTCCCTCTCTATATGCTCTTAATCCGCCCCATCTTGAACCAGCTGCTCTGTTAGAGTCTTCAAGATACGGAACTTCTAAGCTGTCTGAGTATTCGCCAATGTCAAATACTTTACAGGCGTTTACAACTTCACCACCGCCGAAAACTTTTGCCATGATTTCGTTTGACCTGGTAGGCTGGATTAAGATACCACCATCGCTAGGCACGTTTGCACTCGCGCCACTTGCTGCATTTAGAATTTTTAATCTTTCATCCATAATTCCAGCGCCCGGGATACGTCCAGATGGTAAAGCTGCTTTTGCTACTGCTACAAAAAACTCACCTGCAGATTTGAAATCATTTTTATCTTTTACTTTTGTGGATTCTCTTTCTTCTGTGAAATCAACTTCTTTATAGTTCTTTGACTCCTCAGTTTTTACCCTTTCTTCAAAGGCTTTTTGTCTTTCAACAGTACCTTCAATTTCTCCAATGTCTTTGTCAATCTTGTCCCATGTGCTTTTTTCATCAACAGACATGTTTCTTTTTTCGTCTTTGATACTGTTTAGGATGTTTTCCTGCTTTACAATCAGAGCTGTTCGGCTCTGTAACATTTCTTGTAATGTCATTTATATTACCTCCTTGTATAATTTTTTCTTGAGTTCGATTTCATATGCTAAAAGATCATTGGGGTTTATGACCTCTTGTTGTTCTTCTTGCTTTTTATCTACAATTCCAGAAGCTTTTAGCTTATTTATAATTAATTCTCCAAGCTTGTCTGCGTCAACTTCGCTAAAAACTGAATTATTATTTACATTTACAACTGAATTTGTCTTTGTTCCTTTGTCTGGTATAATTTTTTCAATGTCAGGTGCATTTTTATATCTAGACAAGTCCATCTTTTGACCATTCATCATCAAAAAATCACCATCAACGCTAGCAGCTATCTGTTTTTCTTCATCTATTCCGTCAGCAAAACCTAATTCTTTCGAGTCCTTAGCAGTTAGCCATGTTTCAGCGTCCATCATTGCTATTATTTTTTTGTCTGTTAGTCCACTTTTTTCTTGATATGTTGCTATAATACTTTCCCTTATTTTGTCTAATGTATCAGCAACTTTTTTCATCTCCGTGGAATCACCATAAGCAAAAGTCCAGGGGTTGTGTATCATCATCATTGCATTAACAGGCATATGTACTACATCACCAGCCATTGCAATTACAGAGGCAATAGATGCTGCTAATCCGTCTACATGAACTGTTACCTTTGCTTTATGCCTTTTTATCATGCTATAAATTGCCTGACCTGCGAAAACATCACCGCCATTGCTATTAATATATATATTCAATTCAGATATATCACCCAATTTGTCTAAATCATCCTTGAAATTTTTCGGTGATATATCGTCACCCCACCAGCTATAACTTGATATATCGCCGTATATCATTAATTCACCGACATTTTCATCGGCTGTATTTTTGAATTGCCAGAATTTATTCATTGTCACCTCCGTAAAGCTCAGTAATTTCCTTTATATCTACTGTATTTTTCTGCAGCATACCCATTAATTTATTTAGTCTGCTGCTTAGTTCTATGTTTTGTGCACTATCGTCAACCACTGCCGTGTCTAGTCTTCTAATCGGTTCGTCACCGCCCTCGATTGGTTCTAAGTTCATGACTGTTCGCCATTCGTTAGGTGTCATTGCGCCTCTATCTACCATTGCTACTAGACCTAATTTAGTTGACATATTAGCATAAGCAAGATTGCTTGTTGACAATATAATTTTATTGCCATCTGCCCTGTCTTTTTTTGTGAAGAATACTTTTGTAAGAGCTAACGAAATTTTTATTGCAATAGGTTCAATTTCAGACTCATAAAAACTATTCCATTGATCTTCTGTGTAGCTGTTTTGAACGATTGCTGTATTGACACCAAATAGACTATATACGCGCTGTGTAACTTCTTTTGTTTGTGATGCGTTTGGAACATAGCTGTCATTTTTTACCTGCACTAAATCATATCTGCCATCACTTACAGCAACACCAGTTCCAGCGCTTTCACTTGAAAGATAGTTTTTTACAAAGTCTGCAACTTGAATTTCAACATCTTCTTTTTTCAGAACACTAGAATATTTTAGAATCCATTTTATAATTGCTGAATTTTTCACAGCTGCAATCATACTTTGATCTGTTGAATTCAATACCTCGATTAAATTGTTTGTTGCTTTTTCTCCACTTTCTCCAAAAAATTCATACTTGTTGAAGTCTTTTCGTAAGTGAATTACATCATCATAGTTTATAATCATGTATTTTCCAGATAACAGATAAAACTTTATGAATACAAAACCCTCTTGTTCTATCAGTTCAGCTGCGGAATATGTTACAGGGTAAATACCTATTACATTTCCTTTTGTGTCTCTTTCTACGTATGCAAAAGCATTGTGATTCAAGTCTCTTTGAAATGTTAATTTCTCTAGCATATCTTGAAATGTCATGTATTTATTTGGATATGTTAGAACTTCATTCATTGCTGGATCATCATTTAATTTCAATGTATCTTTTTTTATAATGTGCTTTGGCTGCATCTTTCCTATTGCATTGCTTTTCGGTCTTATTGCTGCCTTTACAATGTCATATTCAAAAGCAGTTCCGCTCCAAGTTGAAAAATAATTGTTTGGGCTTGTAATCATTTTAATTATTTTGTTTACTTCCTGTTGTGGAAAGAAATTTTTAAATACTTTTTTTATGCCAATCTCTCTCACCTCCTATCAAATCATGTTGCTGTAATCCTCTTTGTTATCTTCTAGCACTATATAACCGCACAACAATGATATAGTCCCGTCTATACGCTTTTTTCTGTCTGCGCTTTTAAATGGCTGTATATTTGCATTAATATCCTGCTTGATTTCAGTATTCGAGAGGCACCATTTATCAATGGGATTATCGTTATATACGATTATTTTAGATTTTAAATCTGCTTTCATACTCGTCATAGGTTGACTTAGTGTTGCAACTCCCTGTCTAATAGGTATCATTGAGCCTTGTCCAAATTCAGCTTTGAATTGTCTCAGTAAACTATCGTCAATGTGCCACGGATCATAACCAATTTTATATATATATAAGTTTTCAAGTTCTCTTAGCTCCCTGAACCATTCCAGAAAACAAATTTTATCTACTTTGTTCCCTTCCCATGACCTTAAAAAACCCTGTCTTTCCCATAGCAAATACGGTACTGCATCTCTTTCTAGCCTGTTTCCATCTGTTGTCATTTTATTTAGTATGTCAGACGGCATCCAATACATGGATTTTATATATATTTTAGGATCGTTAGGTCGCATACATAAAGCTTTTGCGCTGTTTAAATCAACGCTGTCTGCTGCATCAAAACCACCAATGCCATAATTGAAATTCATTTTTGCAAAATCAAACTTCTCTTTATTTTCCAGCATATCCCAAGACAGCCATGCCGATGCAGCAGTTTCTTTTAAATTAAAATCCTTAACCATTACGGTCGGTTTAAAGGCTGGATCAGTCTTTGCTTTTTCTACACAGTCGCGCAAAAAATCCCTCGACTTAATTGTATCTAGTCCAGGGTTTGCTTTAACCCACATCTTTTCATCTTTCCACTCGTCACGATCATCTAATTCATATATAAAAGCCAGAAATCTATCATCAATTATGTTTCCATCTAGCACGCCCGATGCGTATTCATACTGACTATCGAAAATACATTCCCTTACGAAGCCATTTGTTGTGATGCAAGTCAATAATGGTTGTCTCCTAGAGCTCATTGATTGCTTCATAAGGTCATATATGTCTCTGTTTTTGATTGCTGCAAGTTCGTCTATTATTATTCCATGCCCGTTTAGACCATCAAGACTATTGCTATTGCTAGCAAGTGCTTTAGATGTACCAAAATTCATAGCACAATACATATCTGATTGGCGTTTTCTTATGTGTTTACGCAACATTGGACTTTGTTTTACCATCTTTAAAGCTTCGTCAAATCCTTTTTTGCTTTGTTCAAGCTTAGTTGCTATGAAATATATTTCCGGAGAGCCTTCACTATCTGCTAACATTAGAAATAAACTATCAGCAGCAAGCTCTGTTGTCTTTCCGTTTTTTCTTGCTCTTATGTCCAACACTTCTTGATATTGTCTTACTCCTGTGCTCTTATGCACAAATCCGAATACGGCTTGGTGTTTTGCTTTTTGAAAAAGTTTTAGTGTTAATTTAGATCCCGTTTCCCCCTGTGCCTGTTTGCAAAATGTTTCTATAAATTCTATGGGCAAGTTTGCTTTTCCCTCATCAAACACCCATGGGAAATATTTATCGGGATTATTTATTTTATCAAGTAAATGTTTATAGACTTTTTTAATTTTTATGCAAGCAATTATTTCATTGTTTAATACTTTGTTTGCGTACTCTTCAAGAAATGTCAATCTTTTTTCCTCTTAAAAATTCTTTGAGCTCGTCCTCTTCTTCTTTCTTTTCTTTTGGTAACAAATCAAATAATTGTTTGCAAACTACAGAATAACTTTTTATTGTAGTGTTGAAAGATTTTAAAGCTGGGTGTTCTCTGTTGTATGAGTAATCACCTTGCTCGAATAAATCTAAGACACCCTGCGCGTTTACTGTTTCTTCAAGCTCAGCAAGTGTAGTTTTCATAAATGCAGCTGATTGAATTAAGCCATTTGCAATTTCAAGTTTATTGGTGTCAACATCAGCTAGTAATTTTTTTAAGGTTTCAATTTCTTTCTTGATGTCTTCTTCTTTCTTTGCTTTATTCAAAATGCTTCACCTCTCTTACACTTTTTGACATTTTACGGGGGTGGGTTCATGCGTTTTCTTTACCCAGCAAATTGGTCA